ATTTGGGTTAATTAAGTCTATAATAAGACTTATTATGGATAAAGTTAAAGAAATTTTGTTAAGAATGGTTTTTAAATATTTGATACCAAAATTAACAACGTATGAATTATTATTATTGTTAGAAAAACTCGATGCTTGGATACAATTATTACGGGAAGTAGCTACATGTGTACCAATGTTTAATTTCTCAATAAGAAAATCACTTGGGCAAATAGACAACGTTCAATACGCAGATATTGTCGAATCACAATCATTACCAGAATCAGAAACAAATTGCTAAAAAATGAATTTAACCGAAACTGTTAATAAATTAATATCCGCTCTTGATAAAGTAAAAACACCAGCGGAAAAATTGCCTCCAATTTTGTTGAAGTGTGTATCACAAACGAGGCCAGGGTTGTCCGCGTATAGAACAACTACTGATATTATAATGAAAAATAAATTAGCTGGAATACCTACCGATGATAATCCAGACGGAAGTCCAAATCTAATAAACATATACACCTACAATATAGTTAAATCTATATTTGACTCCATTAAAAATGATGCTAACGTTCAAGTTTCGGTGCCAATGGAGTCACTATTGATTCAAGTCACTGGAGGAAATGCTGGTGGACCAGTAACATCAGTTGGAACTAATATTATAGATTCCGCTATTAATGGTATAATCAGTTAAAACATTAAGCGTATGAAAACAAAAAAAGAAATACAAACAATGAGTAATTCAGAACTAAAGTTATATATAACAAATCTGACAAACGAATTTGAAAGTATCAAAAATGTAATTAAAGATAAATGCAAAGAACTTGTTGAATTGGAAAAAGAATATAACAATATCAACAATGAAATAAAAACTAGAAAAACTATATACTAATGGCAGTACAATTAGGGGTAAGAGTAGGAACTGTTATAGAAACAAGAGATGATTTGGATGCTGGGAGAATAAAAATTCTAATATCCCCAGAAGATAACGACAAAACTGATGATGAAATACCGTTTGCGTTTCCTTTATCGCCAAAACATTTTTACATACAACCAAAGATTGGGGAGGCTGCATTAGTTTTATTATCAGATTTTAACAACGCAGCAAGTAGGAGATATTATATAGGCCCATTAATATCGCAATTAACTCATTTATTTTCAGAAGGATATGAACTTGGAAGTGATAAAATATTTCCTACAACACCAAACGATTATAGTAAAGCACCAAGTACTAATCCAGAACTAAACGGTGTTTTTCCAGACAAGGAAGACATAGCAATTCTTGGTAGAAAAAATTGTGACATTATTTTAAAAGATAATGATATAAGAATTAGGGCTGGAGTTAAAAATGTTAACAATCTTGACCCAACAAACATTTCATATAACGATAAAAATCCAGCATTTATCAAATTAAATTATAATCAAAATGAACCGATTAAAGGAAATAAAAGTTCAATTGTAATTGACGCTGATAAAATATTTCTTTTATCAAATTCACAAAATGGAAACACAAACAACATAGCTTCAGACAGAAAAGAACTTGTGTCTAAAGAAAAATTGGAAGAATTAATCGAAGAAGGGTATAAATTGCCTTATGGCGAAAAATTGGTGGAGTTTTTATTAAAATTTGTTGAAGTATTTTCACAACACACACATAATTTTTCTGGTTTGCCACCAAATAAAAAATTTGTTGAAGACATAAACAACGCGGCAACAGACCCGCTTAAAAATAAACAAATGTTATCAAATACTGTGAGGATAAACTAAAAATGGGGCCTTAAACCCCATTTTTTATTCATATCGTTCAGTCACATCACTTAACACACTAAATCTAAGTACTTTTTTATAGTATTTAGTTTCTCTGCCATATACAACTTGTATATCGACAAAGTATTCGCCAGGAATTAAATCTTCAGTATAAATAATAAAAAAGTTATTAAGGAAATGCTGTTCTATCGGTTGGTATGGCAATACCTCTATGACCCTATTTCCGTCTTCTGTGTATAACGTATATCTACAAGAAGAGACAAGTTCTTTAATTGATTGAGTAAATTCTTCCCTAAAATCAACCGATACTTCTCTAACCTCACCCCTATGCAATCCTTCACCCATATTTATACCATAAATCGAAGGAACAAGAGTCTTTTTAATATCAGAATTACTTCCTATTGAAATTTTTCTTATTTGTTTATTGGTTGTAAACTCCAATTCAACATCGTCCAATTTAACGCCATTTAAGGCTAATTTAGACCATAAGTCATAATATATGGAGTCTGGTTCCAGATTAATTTCATTCGCTTTAATATTGGCGGAATAAACGCCTTTTGTGATTTGTTTTACGGCAAACTCATTACCGTCAATCGAACAAGTTGGTATATCGTCAAGATTTACTGGCACGCCATTATCAGACACATATAGACATAAATTATTATCTTTTCCCAACGTAAAATTTTCACGATTATCAAATACAAAATCGCAATAAGTTGCTTCAACATACGGATGGAAAAAAGTGTTTGTATTGTCGTTAAAAAAACCAACATATTGTTGCACGTCTGTTTCAGTATTTTCGTATAACGGAGAAAATGCAAGACATAGACCATTATTAACTCCAGTACTAATACATTCTAAAACATAATCTGTAATGTCAATAGACAAATTTTCGTTTCCAAAATCAAAATGTTG